TGTAGCAGCAGTAATTGGTGCAGGTTTAAACTGTCTACGAGGATACCTACATAGAACAGAGGAATCTTTCTCTGCAAGGAAATTCGCAGGTGCTTTAATCATCTCTACATTCGCAGCAATAGCAATAGGTCAAACTATAGCTACTGAGGGAATTGGAGAGGTAGGTTTAGTCTTAATAGGCTTGACCACTGGTTTCGCAGCCGATTTCGCTATAACAAAAGCAAAGAAAGATTAGAAAAGCTATGTTTTGGGTTATAACCCAACTTTTCTTCTTTTTTTATACAAAAACTTTAATACTAAAGGCAATAGATGATTTATATGGATAAAGTTCACTTTACTGGTTTACAAAGTGCATTAAAAGGTATGGACGGAGTTAATTCAGAAGAACGTTTTTTTGAAGGTCTTTTAACAGTTCAGATGAAAGATAAACAGGGTGAGGTCACAATAGTTGATGAATTATACAAGGTTTTACCTGTATGGATGGATAGAGGAGCACCTATTACAGACACACACTCAAACAGAGTTATAGGAAAAGGCATAAATTATGCTTTAACATCTGCTAGAAATTCAGAAGGAGATCTTTTACCTGCAATTAAAATAACAGGAAAAATTTACAAAAATTACGAATTAGACAACTTAATTTGGGATAAGATTAAAAATGGAGAGTATAAGGGATTATCATTTGGTGGAGCAACAAGAAGCCAAAGAACACCAATGAGGATGAAAGATGGCTCTATGGCATATGCTTTAAAGGATTTAGAACACTATGAGGTTGCAGTTTGTAAAGACCCTGCAGTCCCAATGGCTATCATAACAGATGTTAATAATATTGCAAAAGCAGACTTTAATGCAACAGAAAGAGGAGATGGTAAAATGGTTATTAGATGTAGTAAAATGGGATGTTTTGTTGAAAAATCTGAAAATCTGAAATGTGAAGAGTGTGGTCATGGCATTGTCTTCAAATATTCAGATATAGCAAAGATGAAAGATCCTAAAAATTGGAAAGCAACATGCCCAAACTGTGGTACTAGAGCAAGAGGAGTTAGAAATTTTTCACAATCACCAAAGTTTGTTGGAGGTAAAGAAGGAGGTAGAGGAAAAAAAGGTAAAGAAAGGAAGAATATTAAACCAGATTATTCTCCTGAAGATAAAAAAGCATGGAAAAGACGACAAGACATATCTGCAAACGAGAGTTTTAAAAGAAGGTTGGAAAGTGGAGACTATGCTGAAGCATTTGGAGAAGGAGTTGGTAAAGCAGAATTAAGAGGTATAAAAACATTTGAAGGAAAGGTACAAGCATTACAAAATGAAGGTAAACCAAGAAAGAACGCAGAGAGGATTGTGGGTTCTTTTGTTAAAACAGACGTTGAAAAAGACTTCATAGAAGATACTAAACCAACAAGACCTGCTTGGAGAAAAAATCATGAAGAAGAAGAGGAAAAAGACGATCAACATTTATCAGAAATTAATGAAAGATCTAAAAATTGGTTAGAAAAATTCACTGGTGGTAACTTAGGTGATAAACCAGAAAATACAACTGTTAAAGAACCAAAATCAACCTTACAACGAGGTCTTGGTAACAGAGCAATAAAACCACCACAAGCAAAACCATTGGCACGTGAATTGGGACATATTGCACAAAGACGCTCACAAATGGAAAATGTTAGTGAAATAGCAAGGCGTCGTGTTAGACAAGAAGGAAAAAGACCAACAAAACCTGAAGGACAGACACAACAACCTAAACAAACAAGAGAACTTGGTGGTAAACCTACTCACCCAAGATCAGAAAGACGTGTTGTAAAAGAAGGTGATAATTCTTCAGTAACTACAGATGATGGATTTAATGCTAGATATAATGATAAAAAAGAGAGTAAAAAAGAGGAAAGAGACCACTCTGATTCTTATGGTGATAACCCTTCTATGTATAATCAGGATGTAGATAGAGATGCAAGTTCAGGAAGAAAAATTGTAACTATTAACCAATCTATAACTGACATTAACCAAGCTGTAACCAATATAAATCAGGCACTTTTAGTAGAGATAAGTAAGGCAGACACCACTGTTAATCAAACAGGTGGGGTTAGAAATGATATTTCAGGTATTAACCAACAGGGAAGTATGGATCCAACAGACGCTTCTGGGAAGATAACACCTGTAAAAGACGATGATGAGAAAGATGATGATGAAAAAGAGACTGAAAAAGACAAAGAAAGTTACCCTGCAGAAAGACAAGAAGAGAGAAATAGACCATATCGAGCAGAAAAAAAGTCCAGTCTAAGTGGTATTATATAAATAACACAATCTTTATATAAGCTTCATATGCATAATTTATAATAACATGGTTCTAGAAGAAGTTTCTAAAGAAGACAAAGACGAGGAAGCTAAAGAAGACGAAGCTGACAATAAAGACGAATCAGAAGAAGCCCAAAAATCTTTTGACGAAGCCTTAATTGAGACTTTATCATCTTTAACAGAACACGTAAAATCACTTTCTGACGGTCAAGATTCAATTGCCGACAGAATTGATGCTCTTGAAAAATCTGGTCATTTAGGTGAAGCAGACGGTAAAACCGAGCTTAACATAAAGCCAAAAGAGAGCGACAATGAGGACATTGGTGCAGAAGTAAAAGTTCCTGACGAATATCAATCAAATTCACGTCAAACTGGATTAGATTCTGATAGATCGAACAACGACGGTGAGAAATCACCTGAAAAAGATGAAGCCAAACTTTCTATGCAAGAAAAGACAGCTCCACAACAAGTTCAAAAACAAAACTTTAACTTCACTACTGAGACCCCACGACCAAACGCACAGCCAGAATCTGTGAACAAATCCGAATCTGTAGAACTAAATATGGTTCTAAAAGACGCAAGATCTGAAGGTTATGAGGGACTAAACGTAGTCGCACAAAGAATCCTTAAAGGTGATTACTACACTCCATCAAACGAGGAGGCATGGTTCTAATGGTACAGATTAGAACAATCGACGAATTAGAAGCACTTTATTATGGACAAAACAGAAATCTCATAAGAAAAGCTGACGCTCCAGTCGTAACATCCACAGCAGGCGTTTTCAACGCAATCTTTGGTGCTTATGCATGGGCTCAACTGAACTTAGAAGCAAACGCTTTCGGTATCTTACCAAAGACACCTTGGGATAAATCTGGTTGGAGGGCAATTACTGCCAAACCAACATTGAACACCACAAACGGTAACACCACACTAGGTGGAACTGCAGAAGGTGGACAAATTGCACAAACTGTAAAACCAACTTTACAAGAAATTGACATCAGACCAAAAACAGCTCAGTTGCCATTCAGCGCATCTGAAGTTATGGAATGGTTGGCAACACACAGTAAAGATGACATTTGGGGTGGACTAGGTTCACTACGATTGTATATGGCAGTTCAGCACAAAGAGTTCCTTAATAGAATGTTACTAGCAGATGTCGAAAAAGAAGCAGCCGATGCAAGTGGCGCTAACTCTGGACATACTAACTTTGAGTCCCTAGACAGGATCATCAGCTCAAACGCTGAAGAAACTGCATTAGGTGGTTCACAAACAGGTTACTATGACCCATGGGCAGCAAACGCAACCATTGACAGAGATTCATCAAGTACATTTGATTGTACAGTCGAATCAGCTTCAGGAACAATCGGTACCAACGGCGTACTTACTGACGATACATTAAGAACTTTCTTACGAAAGATTCGTATTGCAGCAGGTAAAGATCCAAACGTATTCCTAGGTTCCCACGAAGTTTATTCTGAAATACAAGGTTTGTATATGCCATCAGTCAGGATTCCAAATCCTTACGGAGAGCAATTAGTACAAGTCGATGTAAACGGAATTCAAACATTCAAAGGTACAGGAGTCGGAATTCACGTAGATTCAATTTACGGAATACCATTCATCCCATCAAAGGATGCCCCAAGCAGCGCAGATGATTCAAGTGAAGTCGGAAGACTATTCGCATTGGATGTAAGTGATGCAGAAGGATATGGTTATCCAAGAATCGGAATCCAAGTAGCAATTCCAACTGAATACTACGAGGCAACTCGAAGATCACCAGCTTATCCATTCGTGAACAACGCTTTCGTTGAGAAAGGTGTTTATCGTACGATGGGAGAGACGGTCTGTAGGCATTTCAAGTCACAAGGCAAGATTAGAGATATTAAACTTTAGTCAAACCAAAACCCCCCTTTTTTATTTTTTTTAATTAATTAACTTAGCTTAGCTAACTTAATTAAGTTAAATTCTAATTAACTCTTATATAATACGACATATTTATATAGTAATGACTTATAAAAAAATTAATGGCAATTACAATCAGTACATCCGATTGGACAAACGCTAACGTGAGAAAAACACTCTCATGGCAAGCAGCTTTAACATCAAAGTTGCGAGTATATGCTATCAAAGTTACCTTCGGTAGTGGCGATAACTATGCGACAGGAGGAGTGTCAGCCGACCTAAAAGAGGGAAGAATCTCTACACTCGTTGCT